GTATTTACTTGATCTAATCCTTTAAATTGTAAATTATAAATATGATTGTAAAACATTATACTACCCTCGAATTCTTTATTGCTTGGTTATCTAATAATAATCTCATTTTATCTCCCATTATATCAACCTGGTAACCTCCTTGACCTGTTGAAGAACTTGGCATTGCTATCATAGCGCTTTTAGGCTTTGGCTGGAACATTGCAATAGGATCGAATCCTAATCCGCCATACTTTGAAGCAATTTCTCCTATGGATCCTAATTTAGATCCGCCTGCGCTTAAACCACCTGTTAAAATAAATAAAATAGATGCTACAACAATGGCCGCCGCTATTTTAATCATTAACCTTTTAATTGCATCAAATATAGCTTGGAAAGCATTTTGTCCGCCATCAACTAAGGTAGTAAACATTTGCTCAAAAGCTGCAGTTAAAGTACCTGCTATAACCGCTTGCGCAGCTAATAAATTGTTTTGATATGCAAGTATTTCTGCTTTTTTCTCTTCTGTAGGAATATAAATAGCTTGATATTTACCAAAGTATTCATCAGTTGCCTGGAATCTTTTATCTTCAGCAGCATTTAATAAATTCATTTCACTTGTATAAGAATTTACTAATTCAGCAGGATATAAAGAACTAATATCATAATCAACTGCAGCCTGTGAATCCATAGATGTAGGCTTAAACTCTATTCTATTTTTTAAAGCTGTTTTAGCTGCTGCTTTTGCTGCAGGTATTTTAGCCGCTTCTACTGCTGCTGCTTTTGCCTTTGCTGCTGCTTTCGCTTCTTCTGCAGTTAATGCTGATAAAGCATCTTTAGCATTGTCAATAGTTTTCGAATATATTTTATATTGTGGAGATGTTTCCGAAACTAATGCTTTTGATTTTTCTAAAGCTGCAATATAACTTTTGAATCCACCTGATGTGGTAATATTACTTATTGATTTATTTAATTTATCATAAGTAGCAATAAGATCTATATTCCCTTGCTGGCCATAAGTTACACCGCCCCAAAGATTTTGTAATTCTGCAAACGGAATATTATCCATCCAATTTTTACCCCTTTGGTCAATACCTAATTTTTCAGCCATATTATCAGCATGTCCGATAATATTTATAGAAGAAATTAATTGACCAAGTAAATCAACGGTATCTTTTAAAACTCCTGAATTGGAATCCCCCATATTTTTCATAAGGGTTGTAAAGGAATCATCTAAGTTTGATAATTTACCTTGTAATGTATTTGAGATCGCTGCTGCTGCACCCGATACCCCTTCAATATCTCCTAAAGCTAATAAGTATTTTTGTATTGATGAAGATGTATTTTGAACGGTAGTTGCTACTTCTTTGAAAGTAAATGTTACTTTATCTCCAGCAACAGATGCCTTAACTCCAAATTCTTTTAAACGCTCAAATTCGCCTGTCTGAGCATCTAAAATTGCTTCGGCTAATTGTCCAAAGGATTTGCCTGTTGAACTCGCTAAATCGCCTAATTTACGCATCTCATCGTAAGAAGGCTTAAAGCCCTGGTTTGCTAATTTTACAAAAGCTCCAGTTAATTCTTCAACTGAAAAAGGAGTTGTAGCAGCAAAATCAGTGATCATCTGCATAGCCATTTCGGCCTGGGATGCACTTCCTAAAGTATTAGTTAATACTGCAGCGAATGTTTCAAATTTAGCAGTAGTTTCAACAATAGATTTACCAAAACTTATAATGGATCCCGCAGCAAATGCACCTGCTAAAACTCCACCGATCTTCCCAGCAGCAGCTCCAATTTGATTAAAATCTTTTTCTGTATTTCTAGCGGCGTTATTTGTATTGGTATTGAATTTACCTATCTCTTTAGACGCGTTGTCTAAGCCTGCTTTTAGCCCTTGTATTTGTGCTGATAACTCAACTATTAATTTCTCGTTTGCCATCTTCTAACTTCTTTAAGATTTCTTGTTTTTCTTCATTTGATGTTAACTTTTTTGGCACTCTATTCATTATAGCAAACTTATCTGTCCATAGTGGTAAAATTTCCTTTGGCTTTTTCATCTGACTTTTTTTAGATACATTAACATTGTTAATATAGCTTAAAGTTACTCTAGTATGATCCCATTCATTCGCTTCCTTTTTATAGAAATTAAATAATAACCTTTGGTAGTTTGCCCAGGTCATATCTTCAAACTGATCAGGCATTAAACCGACCTCACCTAAGGCAAAGTCGGTTATATCATCCCAAGTTACTTTTTTTTTACTCCAGCTTCACCTGAAGACATTGCTTTAAATCCATTCTGAATGTACTCGCTACTTTGTAACGATTTTGTCCAGGCATCAATTACAATTTGAATATTAGACAAATCCATGTCATCAATCCAGTTTGTAACATCATCTAAAGTAACATCAAATGTTCTTTTACTTATTTTATAATAGTTCTTTAAACCGCAGTATGTAACATCTCTAACAAAATCAATCATTTGATAGTCGACATCTAGCGTTTTAGTTTCCCCAGCATCTGTTGCTGTAAGAACATTATAACTCATTAAGGCGTAGTTACCGAACTTTAAAGTTCTTACTTCGCCACCCATTGTAATTTCAATAAGCCCGTTCATAGTTTAGTTTTTTTAGTTATGCGAATGTTAATGGTCCTGATCCTGTTATCTCAATAGTATAAGTAGCAACATCTTCCATAGGGCCTGACACTTCAAAAGAAGAAATATAACCACTTTGAGTAAATGTACTTGTAGTATTTGTAAACTTAACAGATAACAAAGTTCTGTTATTGTAAGCTGCAAAGATTTCAGTAAGGTCATACTTAGAAGGCGTAGAAGCATCTGTAAAATCAGCTAATCCTTCTCCTGAGTAAGTTACATCTCTTAAGCCTGGCATTACTGATTTCCATCCACCACTTTCTTTAGAAGTAGTATCGAATAGATCAGCATTTGCTGACATCGTACAATTTGTTAATTGCACTAAAGTTTGTTCTGATCCAGCAGTACCTATCTTAAGTAATTGAGCTGTTCCGTTGTAAATTGCCATATTATTTTATTTTAAAGTTAATTAATCTGTTATTTCAAATGTTCCTGTAAATGATACGGTATAACTTACCACATCTTCCATAGGGGCATTAATTTCAATGCTTTCAACATAAGCTAATCCAATATAATAACCAGTTGGTATTATTGAATTTACTATAGCAATATTGATAGGCGTTTTAGCATCATAAGCAGCGAATAAAGTAGTTATTCCTGTATCAGCTACACCTTCATCAAAGTTCACTAAAGCATCTGCAGTAAAAGCAAAATCTCTTAAGCCTGGTAATGAAACAGAAAAGCCGCCATCTTGCTTACAAGTAGCGTCAATCATTGCATCATTCATAGTAATAGTTACATTGGTTTGACACATCAACGGAAAGTTCGTATCTGCATCATAAAGTAAAATATCTGATCCGTTTAATGCACTCATATTCCTTGTTGTATTTTAAATGTAAATCTTATTAATCTTCTTACTAAAACTCCTGTATCAACCAGTTGCTCTATTGTATTTGTACTTTCCATCAGCGTTCTGATCACATACCAATCAGGTAATAAATCTAAATAGCCATCTTGCCTGGTCCTTACCAGCTCCATCACTTCATTCGATATACGATCCGAAAGTAATTTACCTCCAAAGCTATTATCAAATCTCGTTCCTATTTCAATTAAAACGCTCACTTCTTGACCGTATGATTGTTTACTTCCTTCCAATAATTCCGTAGAAGCAAAAGTAGAAAGTAAAATATAAGGCTCAGTCGCTGCTGCTAAAACTGATGCCGAATCAAATACAGGAACTTCTTGAAGATCTATAACGATTGCACCGCTTAGTCTTTCGTAAAGTTTCCTTCTTATAAGTTCTCCGACATCCTTCATTGTACAAATTTACGATTTATTTACTAATATTTTTAGCTATTTTTCTTAGATCCTTTAAAAAGATTTTTTTGTACTTTATAAACGCTGGGATAAGATATGGCTGAGGTTTCATATTGCCTTCGCCATTTACATAAAACTCCATTGCAAAATCACTAAAGCCTTGTGGAATAATGGCTGCTTTACCAGTTCCGAATTCAACATAAGGAGCATAAGGAGCCGAAGCTCCACCAAAAGCAACCGTACCTTTTAACTGGTTATCTGAATAAGAAGGGATCCCTGATGATCGTAAATAACCCATATCAACTGGCACATCACTTAAGGCATCCTTAAAGATCCCATCTGTATTTCTTACAACTGCAGATTTGGTTTGTAAAGTAGCCTCAGAAGAAGCTCTTTTTAAACGATTTAATACTTTTGAAGTACCCTTAAGTTTCATTATACAACAATAAACTTGTTATCTTCAGTCATTAAGAATTCGTAAAACTCGGTAATTAAGAAGAAAGTCGGGTCAATTAACCTTCCTAAAGTAGTCATTATAACTATTTCTTTTTTTCTTTCATCCGTTACTTGGAATGCTTTAATAATGTATTCGCCACTATTATAGACAATCTTATTGATTTGAGATAAATTAGGATAATCATCATAACGAATAGTAAACTCGTAGATATTATCTAAAGATATTTTACCATCTTCTAAATTTCTAAAGCCTTGTTTTGCTCTAATCTTTGCCCAAACTACCTTTTGGTCTACAAATGTACCAAAGTAACCACCTGTACCATCTGAACCAGTCTGTAAAGTTTGTATTGCGATTTGATTTCTTAAAACTCCTGCCTTCATTAGATACCAAATAAAGTGTTACGACAATATGGTTGCGCTTGTCTTTTAGCATCCGAACTTAATTCATATGCTTGGTCGTAAATAGAGTAATTTTCCCTATTCTCGTAATCAGTAGACACTTGTTTTAATATGGCTAATTTTAAGCCTTTAGGACAGACTGCAAAGCCTGCCTCGTACTCTATTGTCAAACCAACGGTAGAATAAGCCTCAAGCATCTTATATTGCAATCCACGAGCAGTATATTCCAAAGCTACATCTTCATCATTCACAACCGAATCAATTAAGGTAACTGGACCATAAGGAATCTCTTGTGGAATGTGAAAGTAAAACCAATAAGCCCTAAGAGTTTTTTCTCCTAAAGATAGTCCGGTAAACTTCTCTATTCGCTCCCTTGCTGAAGTAATTAGTTCTTCTATTAAGTCATTCTCCGAATCCGAAGAAATACGCATATAGTCTTTAGCCTCTTGCAAGGTAACTGGCTCTACTGCAAGGTCTGTAACAATTTCCAATTGGAACTCACTATTTATCATCTTCTTTTATAGGTTCTTGAATGTCTAAAACTCTTTTAAGTTCTAATAAAGCATCAGCTACTAATTTTGCATCCCCTAAATTAAATACTCCTTTTTGTGTAGCAATATCAAGACC